GCCAACGGCTTCCACATCTCGTGGAGCGGGTATTGATCGTCAGTGCCATCGCCGAATACAACCGGGTCGCCAACAGCAAACCCATAGCCAGACTTTGTCGCAGGACGGACTGTCCCCGTTATTCCGTTGTCCATGCCCACGCGCTCACCGATCTGGAAGCGCGCAGTAGGTGGAGTCGGCAACGGCGGAGGCGTTACCGCTCCCGGCTGGGCTGGCTGTAGCATCCGTTGAGCAATTCGATTTCGTATAGCGGTTTGTGCAGCGCGCCTTTCAGCTCTAGGTAGCGCATCTGCTGCAATCCATTCAGCGCTTTCTTCCGGTGTAAATTTTCCAACCTCAACAAGATTCCCATCAATACTTCGACCCTGTATGGAGACAACACCCTGTTCGTTTTGGATAACTAAACTATCCGATGCTAACGGATTGTCCGATTTACCATACTGGCGATTCAGCTGGTCCCACGGATCTGTTACCGCTCCCGGCTGGGCTTCCACCCGGTTTTCCTCAGCGCCCCGTACACGTAGGCGTTCTTGCGCTTCTTGCTCCAGCCTTTGTGCTTGTTGGCTTGGCGCTTCAATTGTTGTTCGAGCTGCTTGGGCATCTTGAGCCTCTCTTTCTGCTATGGCTTGTTTGATTCTCTCTACGGATGCGCGGCGTGATTGCCGGCGCAGCCGCCCTGGTTCGAGAGCTGTTTCGATTCGTTGCACGGCGGCTCCACCGAGCCTGGCCGAGATGAGGATGCCGCCGGCTGTCGCTCCACCCAACCCGAACCCAGCCAGTGCGGCTAGCCCGGATTCGTTCCAGATCTCGCCAACCGGCTTGTTTGGATCGATGTAAGCTTTCTCGGTGTAACCCTGGGCCAGCTGTTGGGTGAATTCCTCCGGCGCCTCCAATGAAGCGGCCTTGAATACCTGCTTGAAGAGTGACTCAACGCCTTGCTGCTTTAATCCGGTGCGGGTGATGTGTTCGATGAGCCGCTCGGTTCCTCCGAACGCTCTGGTCAATAAGCCGGTTGCCACTGCCACCAATCCAGCTGGTCCTTCTGCCTTCCTGTAAGCCTCCTCCTCTGAGAGGTTAGGATTAAGCTGCATCAGCCGTTCTTTGAATTGCTCAGCAGTTGGGCCATAGGCGGTAACACCTCCTGCGATAGCCGCAGCCGGTAAGCCCAATGGAGCAGCCAAGAGGGCCGGCGCACTGGCGCCGGCTATTGTTCCGACGGTCCCCGCTATCTGGCCCGGCAATCCTCCACCCAATCGCTCTCCTTCATACTCGGCTTCCTCAAGTTGTTTTGTGCCCTCTGCGGCCAACCCTTTCCCAGCTTCCTCCAGCAACCTAGCTGGAGCCATGGGATTGGTTGGGCGGGTGCTGACCTGTAAACCACCTTCCGGAACAACGAGGCTCCTGGCTAGATTACCAACAGCCTGTTTAGTGATACCAGCCGCGCCCTCTCTGAGTCCAAGTGCACCGCGCAGGAGAGTTTTGCCCAGGGTGGGCCGATTGCTCTCCATGATATCGGCCAGACGGGCATTGACGAGCTTGCCTTCCTCGATAGCTCGAAGGCGTTCCGACTCCAGCGCGTTGTAGTCATTAACGATCTGCTCATCGCTAGCCTCGTCAGGCCAAGCGACTACACCGTAGCCCTCACCCAGATTGACGAGGCGGGGCATTTATGGGGCAGCCTGGAGTGGTGCGGTTGGATGTCCAAACCATCGTTGATACCACGGGACAGACGGCGCAGGTGCAGGGGTAGGCGCAGCTGGATTAAGCTGGGGATATGCTGGCGGAGGAGTAGCAGCGTCACGGATCTGCTGTTGCCGAGCGGCAATGCCGCTTTGCAGTTGGCCGATTGTCGTCACCCCGGGAGCGGCTAGATCTGGATTGGGCATAGATGGAACATATCTCCCAGATGGATCTAGGTTCACAAGGCCTGGATTGGCCAGGGCCGTCTTATTCTTTTGGATCGGTGGAACTGTCGAACTATTAAGCGCATTAGCCAGAGCTACCGCACTTCTGTAGTTAGCCCGGTCAGCGATGAGCTTCTGTTCAGCCAACTCCTTCTCTCTAGCCGCCTGTCTGCGGTCGAAGTCGCTGTAGCCGTAAGCACGATTGGCCGCGCTACGTTCGGAACTGGCAAAGCCTTCCCGTTGCAGGGCCCGATCCTTTTCGTTCTCAGCCAGCCGTTGTGCCTGGTTGGCGTTTGCCTGCCTGGCCTGCTCCTGTGCAATCAGGTACTGCCGGTAGCCTTGATCCTGCTGCTGCTCGTAACCAAGTCGTGCCGATAGACTGGCGGCTGCCTGCTGCGCTGCGACAGGATTGGTATAGATGAAGTCAGTCTTTGGGATGCCCAAGCTGTAACGGCGAGAGGGAGGAGGAGACAGTTGCTGACCGTGACCGGCTCCACTCATCATAGCGGCGATTCGATCCAGCCAAGGGGGGGCAGCTAAAGGTGGCGTCGCGATACCGCTTCTCACGCCTTCGTTCATGACATCGTCGTAGTTAGGTAGGTAGGTGTTTCCTATGTTTCCAGCATTAGGCGGTGGTGCAACTGGTGGTAGCGCAGGCTCTGGTGGAATAGAAACTTCCGGGCCAGGCCCATAGTAGTCAGCTGAATGCGGCTGTCGGATCGGCGTAGGATACAAATCATTATAATCAGGGAGGTATGTGTTACCGATATATCCTGATGGCGCGGGTGGTGCTGGAGGTGGCGCCTCAGACCATCCCAGTCGGACCGGGAATCCAGTGGACTCCGGCGCCATGAGTCTTGGCATTGGGATGGGCCAGCCTAACCCCGTATATGGATCGGCGGGTGGTGCCACTGGTGACCTATATGGAATCGGCCCGAATGGACTTGGCATAATTATGTTTGGTTGTGCTGGCTTATCACAGGATTGACTTTTTACGCCGATTCCGTTGCACTACAAGCTAATTGCCCCTGCGATGTTTGAAGCATCCAGGGGCGCGGCACAAATCACAGGACTGACTTATGCAACATGAGTTTACCACTTCCTCTGTCCCAATGCACGCTAATCCCATTCTGGCTAAGCGTCACTGTTCGGCCACGATCGAACATAGATTTTGGAAACACGTAGAAAAGACCGATGGCTGCTGGAATTGGACTGGGTGTAAAGATTCATTTGGATACGGTCGTATAGTTAAACGCGGTGGATTCCAGACCATGAAGCCTCACATTTTGAGCTGGCTTATCCACAATGGAGAAATCCCTGATGGATTATGTGTGTGCCATTCGTGCGATAATCGCGCCTGCTGCAACCCATCACATCTCTGGCTTGGAACATCCAGACAGAACACCTGGGATATGATCAATAAAGGGCGATGCCCGTGGTCAGTGCTCAGTCAGGGTGACGTCGATAATATCAGGACGGTTTACGGGGAAGGCGGAATCACACAGATGCAACTGGCTAGGGTGTTTGGGGTATCTCGGCAGATGATTGGACATATCGTAACCTTTAAGCGTTGGAAATCATAGAGGGTTTCCATCCTGATCGTGCTGGGAGAGAAAATCACGTTCCCTGATCAATTTCGACATCCTATTCATGTGCTCTGGTCCTCCGGTAATCAGCGCGACCATGAAATAGACTTCGCCACCGCAAGTGCGAAGCACATCGGCTATCTTGCGTAAATGACTTTTCGGCGACCGTTCCCAGGAGACAGAATCCTGATACATGTTGGTCACCTGTATAATTGCCGGGAACAGTAGGTTTCGATAGGTAACGAAGAACGGCGTGTTGTAGAGGATCAGTGCCTGCAAGAACAAGTCTATGATCTGTTCCTTGCTCATCGTCGGTCGACCGTCCTGCATTTCGTCTACGAGATCGTCGATCCCATGCACGTATCGGTGATACAGATCGCAAAACTGCATCGCCTCCTGATTGCCGCAGCAAAGCTCCACGTTCCACTTCCTGGCTAGCTCCATATCCTCCTGGCTCATCGTGTCCTCTATCTTCTTGCCGTCGTAAATCACTTGGCGGTTGGCATAGTATTCCTCCTGCAACCTCCAGGCACCACGTCCAAGCTGCGGGTTTAGCAATACCATCTCCCTGGCGGCTGCCATCTTATCGCCGTCTTTGATCAGTGGCAATACGCGGTCTGATATGGACCCAAAGTTAAAGTGGAACCACCTCTCTTTGATCTCATCGGAGAACGCTTCACCGCCGACAGCGTTATAGAGCAGCCCGCAGACGTCATAGAAATAGGTCAGTCTACCAAATGGGACAGAGATCGGAGCAAATAGGTTCGGCAATGGATTGATGTCATCCATTAGATTGAAGCTCTCCTTATACCTGGCGATTGCGCTGGCTAGCGTCAACGGGTTGATGTGCATCAGGCAGGTATGGATACGCGCCCGCGTGATGCACTGGGTGAATTCGTCCTTCCACTCCGGGATGCGCCAGCCGGCTATAGCAGAATCAGGCTTCAGCTCCTCGATATTTTCGTAATACAAAATATCTGTATCAGATATCCAGAATGGTTGCTTCTCGGTGGTGGCCAGCATCTGGATCCATTCGTGGTGAGCATAGTCACAGACCTGTGCGTCGTAGTCGTTGTCCACGCAGATTTGGGACACCTTGGACTCCTCCACTTGTCCCAATTTATTCATCCACACCACGACGTCAGCAGTGGGAAATCCAACGCGCAGAGTCTTAAAGACAAGAGTTGTGTAATCGATGAGCTTTGGATTTGGGCAACTGGCCAGGATGTGGACTTTGGTGTTAATTCCTTGACCCTTCCGGATGACAGGTTAAAACGGATGCTCCGGCCCGTTGAAGCGGAACCGGAGCTAACAAATCAAAAACGAATCTTTTGATATGCCGCCAAATATTACTTCCGACTACCTCGCTGCTCAAGGGCTTAATACTACTATCCCAGCCAAGTTCTGGCGGCGTGTGACCAAAACCAACGGCTGTTGGCTCTTTGATGGCGGGAAGCACAACCGACATTGGGCCATTGGTGTCGGCCGTGGAACCATGGGGGTTCATCGCATAAGCTACATCCTCAATGTGGGGCCAATTCCAGAAGGACATCAGGTCCACCACAATTGTCCAGATGGAGACAGAGGTGACTGCGTGAATCCAGATCATCTGTGGACTGGGAACCAGAGCTCAAATCTCCGGGATGCAATTTCGAAAGGTCGATGGAAGACACATTTTAACGGCAAAACTGGGGAGCTTTGTCCCAACTCTAAACTTACCTGGAAACAAGTGATTGCCATAAGAGCGAACAGGCGTAGTTATCGAGAGCTTGCCATGATATACGGCGTGTCGAAAGGGACTATTGGATTCATTCGTCGCAACGAGACTTGGAAACCCGAAAATCAACCGATGCACTCGTGACATTGCTGCCAGCGCGCCATCTTTCTATGTTAAGGAAGGCAGTGAATTTAGCAGTTGTAGCTGAGTGCTCTATCCCGGCCGGAATAGCGAATCTGCGAAGGCAATCGGCATTGCTCACCCAGCCCTGTCTTTCGCCAATTCGACCGAACATTCTTCCAAACAGGAAGATGAGCGTAGAGTCAATCGATGGATGACAATGTGACTCGATTGTCTCCATAGATGGGACGCACCATAATTCGATTTGGAAATGGCCCCATTTCCAGAGCGTTATGCCGATGCACTTGTCGTGCCTATGGATCACAATCCGCCACCACCGCCTCCGGCCAAACCAGCTACTCCGCCCAACGCCTGGCCGATGCCCTGACTGGCCGCACCCAAACGATCCGCCCAGTTCTGCGGTTGCTTGTAGCCTTGGGTGGCAGCAAGTACGCCTTGGATGGCGCGACTGGCGGCGTCGCTGGCGCCGGTGGCCGAAGAGATGCGTTGATTGATGGCGTTCCAGGGCCGAGCAGCCACCCCTTCATAAGCAGCAGAAATTTGTGGAGTAAGTCCAGCGGCAGCGGCCTCATTGGATAAGCCTTGGCCGAACGCCTCCCCATAAAGACGAGGGAGGGCCGAATAAGCCTGTTGGGCGGTGTCATAGTATCTGCCGCTGGCAATGCGGGCGTTGCGCAAACGTTCCGCTGTGGAATCGCTAGCGGCGGGACTGAGGCCCCGGGCCCGTCGCATGAGGATATCCTGGTTAACGTCGAACCTTGCCAGCGGCGTAATTACATTCGGATCAATGAATCCGAAGGCGGTGTTGCCCACATCCCGCAAGAGCTGTGTTGGGTCAGCGTTCAGTCTGCGTGCCAGGAGAGTATTTAAGATGTTCTCCTGCTGTCCGGCTAACGCCTGTTGCTTGGGCTGTTGGGCCAAATAACCGCTGACGGCTTCGCGGGAGAGTGGCTCAATGTCGCCAAGGAGTGACCCTCCAAATTTACCAAGCGGCTTGGCGGTGGGGAGGGCGTATCGATTGAGATAAGCCTTGGGGGCGGCCCGAGAGCCAAATAGGGAACTGATCGAACTGCCAAGACCGCCTACAATATCTCCAGCACCATTAGCCATAAGATGCAGTTCTACAGATTAACGCTCGATTTGCAAGGGGCCATTATCCTCCGGTCCCTTCAATCTTGTGGATGAGCCGGTGCAGCGCTTGGATGTCCCGCTCCCGGGCTAAGCGCATGGCAGAGAACCAGCGCCTGACTCCAGGGAGCCTGAGCATTTCCTCAGGGGGCTCGGGCAGCCGGTCAAACAGCACTTCTGTGATCAGTTCTTGCCTGATCGATCTACGCGATAATTCTATTGGGTCTCCCATTATGGTGAATCCTGTTGGCCCCAGCCTTTAATCATCTTGCTTAGGGCCGAGAACTGGCCGGCGCCACCGACGCCAGAAATCCTGAAACGAGTAGAGAGGTAAATGCCACGACGCCAGGTTGGGTAATAAAACGTGCCATCAGGCCTGGTGCGGTCAGCAATGTGCTGAGCAGCTGATTTGGCAGTCTGACATTCGAATGGCAAGTCGCGGGTTTCCTTCCAGGTGAAACAGTTTGGGGTTGGCGCAAAACCGACGTCGACCTGAAGGTCTAACGGGCTGGATGAGGGCAGTGGCTCAGCTTCAACGCCCACCATCTTGATCATCTTTTCGTCGTCAGTGCGGTAGTTTTCGGCGCCTTCCTGCATAACGGTGTCGTAGCCGTCCCTGACGTAGCAGGTCAGGTCACAGGCGTATGGGCCGTAAGGGTCACAGCTTGCGTCCTGGCAACAGGCATTGACCACCAGCCCACAGAAGTTACCCGCATCGATAAGCGCACCCAGCTGGCCATCGGACCGGAACCGGATTCGTCCAGCGGCTAGGTCCAGATCGTAGTCCACGCCTGCGACCAAGTTGAGTTCGACGACGGTGCAGGCCATTAGATTACCTCTTTAAGCCCTTGAGCTCCGTGTTGAACAGCCCAGACTTTGGTTGGTGTGAAAACGACATCAACTGGAGAATCAAACCCGGTCTTTGTAGATTCAACTGTGTCGGTGGTTGGGTCGATGATGACCACGGTGTTGGCATTAAAGGTGGGCACATAAATCCGGTCGTTAATGGACCAGTACCGTATTTTACGAGGAGTGGCCGCCGTGTCCCCCAAGTCTATAGTGGTGTTATTGTCATCGCTGATGCGTACCTTCTGGATTTTATACCTCTCGATTGTAGTTCCCTGCCAAAGAGTGAAGTAAAGATGACCAGACCTATAGCAAATACCTTTCGCCATTGGGTCGCTAACTCCACTGATATCAACGGTGTCACTCTGCGTAACTCCTGGAGCCGGGGCATGAGCAGTAGCCCCCTGCTGCGTAGATACCCAAATTACGTTGTTGTCTGCATCATACGTAAGCCCCTGGGAAAATCCTATGTTCCGATTATTGGAAGACGAGTTGTCCCAGGTTTCACCTGCTACATCAAACCGCATTAGATAACAAGCGTTGTTTGACTGTGATCTGTCAAACATCAGAAAATAAATATCTCCAGCGACGCTCACCATCTCCCGTGGACCAGATTCGAAGTATTCGTGCGCCACTGTAACGCCTGACGCGAATATATTGAACGTCCCATCAACGGCCAGCGTATCCGGATTGAGCTTGAACATCCATTTAACACGGTTTATAGCCGCCGGCTCGTTGCCAGGATCATTCATCCATGCTGTCACATAAAGCTTGTCGGTGATTGAGGAGTAAGCGATGTATGAATCGTAGAACCGATTCTCAAAGAACCTGGCGGACGAAATCTTCTCTCCGGTGGTGGCGTTTAGTTTATAAACGTAACCTCCACTGACGCCATAAATGACATCCCGGCCTGGTTCGTAAACGGCATGGTTAAGTGGCATATCTTCTAGCTCTATGTGATAACCGGTTATCGAGTTTATGCCAGAGCAATGCGCCGCCGACAGCGGAAGCCATTGATCCAGCACTAGCGCGCCGCCAGTGAAGCCCTCATCTTGGCCAGTCTCGGTGGCGAATGGGACATCAGCACAGGCTGGCGGTGCTGTTGCGAGGCGTTCCCGGTAATAGATGTCGTCCTCCAGCTGCTTGAGCGCAAAGTCCACCGCTGAGGCTGCCACGAAGGTTGCCGGAACAGCGCAATCCTCACAGAAGAAATCCAGGGTTTTACCAGCCAGGATGGCACACAGAGAATTGGGATGGACCGGGAAATTGATGTCCTCCTCTGGATTGCGAATGAACAGTAACAGGGTGGCCATAACTCAAACGATCGTCACTTCTACTGAGCTAGCCGCAGGCCCGTCTATCCAGGTTGAAACCGCCAAATTATAGGTGCCATACGGACAATTGGCCTGTGGCGTAAGCTGATACGAAGCGAATGAGGCCCCTCGATAGATGCTGATCCACCAGTTACCCGGCGCGCCTGACAGTATGACACCAATGCCACCAAAACCGACTGGGCCAGAACACCAATTCAACCACTGGCACGGAGGGCTTCCGGCATTCACCAGTGATCCGTCCCAGGCTGGGCAACCGAGCGCTTCCGGCCCCGCCTGATACATTGGCATCAGATCCCGGGCGTAAAGCGTTACGGGCATCTGGGAACAATCCGTCCCGCAGTCTTCTGGCTCTGGCTCTGGCTCGGGTTCGGGCTCCGCATCCGGATCCGCAGGCTGCTCTATTATCCGATTAGGATCTGGGCACACGGGCCCGTCCTTGATGCCGGTGGCCACCTTGCTTCCACGTGGACAGATGCCCAGGGTCTCCATCCATTCACCCACCGTGGGCCGCTGGTCCCGGTGGAAGGTCAAGAAAGCCGTGAAGCCGTGGTCGATGAAGTCAGCGGCGCTGAATTTGAGGTTAAGCCGTAACGTGACGTCCGGACAGATGTTGTCTCCGGTTGGCCAAGAGAAGAATGCTTCGCGGGTGTTCTCGTTCCAACCGCCTGTGACCAGATTGCAGGCATCGTTGTTGATGCGTTGATAGGTGGCGTCGTCCTCAGCTATTCCGTTATAGACAAAGCCGGCGGCCCTAGTGATCCACTCCACGTTAATCGGCCGGGTATCGAACTGAGTGAACATGTAAATGTCACTCTCGCCCATATAAATGTGGGCGTCGCCAGCGTTTACCAGGGAATACTTGTAGCGCAGAGCGTTGCCACCCCGATAAATCTCCTCGAAGTTAAACACGTCTTCCCCACCGACCAGGGACACCCGGATGATTGATTTATCGGTGTAAAGGATGAGCCAGTTTCCGATGGGCGCGGCAGCCAGGATAGTCTCTCCAACCGCTGTGGTGGCCCGGCCGGCAAAACTGGTATCACTTTCGATGAATGAATTGGGATCCTCCAGATCACTCCAAATAATCGTACTGCCGCTGCGCACGCCGGCTTCGGTGATGTCGAAGAAGATTACGAATCCCTTCCAGGTAACCACTCCGCCAGCTCGGGTAATACCAAGCACTGCCAGGTCTGTGATCGGTTGGAGTGACTGAAGCCCGCAGCCAGAAGAATCGCTTCCAAGTTGGTAGATAAATGGGGGATCGAAGTTATTGGTGAAAACAAGGTATTCTCCAATGGTAGCGGCCATTCCTCGAACGCTGTTGCACCCGCACTGTTCGGTCGTGTATCCGGAATTACCCAGTCCATCGGCCAATATCCGCCAATTCCCTGCTGATTGATTGAATTCATAAACTCTGGACATGGTTGCGGCCACCAGTTTGCGGCCCTGGGCGGTGACCACTTCGGTTAACATCGTGATAGCTTCCCGGCATCCAGGCCGGCTCCACAGATAATCTCCGCAATACTCGTGGTCGTAGGCAAAGAGGGGGTCATAGACGGGCGTCTGCGGCCCGTATGGGTAGCCCGCAACTAGATCCCCTGGATACTCCACCTGGCAGGATGTGTACACGTAGGAATCCAGGTAGTTGAACGGGGCGCCCGTCGTCAGGCTGTCGGGCAAATCAGGGCGCTGGATGAACCGATAAGGATACCCCACGTATGGGTAGAAGATTGTGCACGGGCCATAGAGCATCTCCGGGAAATCCCCGACATAAACCGGAGAAAATGGACCCGATGCTGGAGGATAGGCGAAGGTGGTGGGCTCCTGATAGACTCCAGTGAAGTAGGCGTAGATGTAGCCATGCAGGCCTCCACCACCCATGACGTGCTCTTCGAAAGAATCGTAGTAGCCCAGCCGGGTCGTTAACTGGTCGTGAAGGTCCTGGTTGTTGTATGGATCGTCGTCAGCGAACAGGCGACGCCAGCCACCAGACCGATTACGGTTTCGAGTGGAGCGGGTAACAGCGTTTTTAACTACGCGCCAATTACCAAAGCCAATCTCATCTGCGCTTGAGAGCGTGTCGAACACGCCCGTCATGGGTCTTAGCTTGATCGTCTTGAAGTCTGACATCGCGGGTCATCTTAGATCTTGATAAACGGATAAGCGATAATACATGGGTGAATGACGTTGAAGGGCTCACTGTCACCCGTGGTCTCCATTGGATCGGCAAAAGCATAATCAAGCGACCCGCTTCGGTTGATGTCGTTGATCTTTCCCACTGCCTGTTGCACCAGGATTTGCTGGCTGTCGGTAGTGTTGTAATCGTGGCGATGGGTGGCTAATTCGGCCTCCGTTTGGGTATGGCGCTCTTCGCCCACGTTGACGGTATTGATGTCGCGATTGGATAATCCGGTGCCTTGACCGGCGCCAATTGGAGAGCGGCCACGTAAATCGGGTAATCCGAAGGTGGTGCTGCCGTCCCCAACGCCGTAGCGGGTGCCGATGGCGGCGAAGAGATTGGCGTAGGTCGTGCGGGAGATATCGCTGCCATCGGCCAAGATCCAGCCCGGCCCCATATTTAGGGTAAGTGAGTAAGCAATCATACCCGTTGGGGTGCTAAAGGTGGCCACCTCCTCCTTAAACGTCTGGCTGATGGATCGGTCGGTATTGAGCATCCAGCCGAACAAATCACAGAGCAGCTGTGGGATGCCCAGGAATTTGGACATCTTGACGCACAGGTCGGCGTTGGCCGCTGGAACGGCGTCACAGAATTGGGTGGGTGAAACGGGTGATGGCATTTGGATGATGTTATTCGTTTGGCCAAAATGACATTAACTGGCTTCCGAGCGGATTGCCGCTGCTGCTTTGACCGAATCGTGGGATAGCGTTAGACACGAACTGACCCCAAGGGACACGACTCGGAATTCGTTGACTAGACTCCATGTCTTGACCATACCGAATATTGCTCCAATCAATGTTTAGCACGCAATGCTGTGGATAGATAACATAAGGCAACCCAGCTACACGTGTTTTATAAAGCATCTGAATTTGAGTGCTACTAAGATTTGTGCGCCAGGCCATGACCGGGCCTTGTTCACCCATTAAAATCCCACCTCCAACCACCTGCGCCGTGGGTCCTGAAAGGCTAAATTCGTGCTGGTTTGGGAGGCTATTACTGTTTCCGTTCCCACTGGTCCACGATCCTGAGATGGGGGCGCCATCCAAATACATTTGCATTGATGATCCAGCCGTTCCGTAGGTGAATGTAAGTGCAACGAATCGGAGGCGATTGGTCCAGATAATCGTCGAAGAGGACTGATACGTGTGCAGCCCACCAACTTGGTCGGTATAATCGAATTCGAATTTGCTGCCAGAAATGCGCAGCAGATAATTACAGCTGGCAGTGAAGTCCAATCGGCCTTTGGAAAAGAACACATTCTTTTGTTCCAGCCCAGTACCAGTATCTCGAATTCTGAGCCAAACGGCAATGGTGATGCTGTTGCTCAGCACATTCATTGAGTTGGTCATGTTCGGACCGCAGAAATAGGTGTTTAGATTACCAGTCCCGAACCAATCAGCTTTGGCAGCAACCACACTCAACAGTAATGCCAGTAGTATTCTCATGGGAAATTACCAACCTGAACCATCTCGATGCCTACAATGCACCCACTGAATGCGCCGGCATTGGAAACCGCACAGGTCGTATCGGCATTCTTTGCCTGATATACGATGGTTAGCTCTGTGGCTGGGGTGTTGAAGGCCACATCAACAATCTCTGTCCAGCCAGCTTCCGCAGTATTCGCCGTTCCGTTGAGGTTACCGCCCACTAGCCCAATGCATAGCGTCCGTTTGCCAAGTGCAGCAAAGGTCGCCGTAATGGTGGTGCCAGCCGAGACGTTTGCGTTAACATTTTGACGCAATCCGGTCAGGCCATTGACCCCGGTGATCACTGCCCCGCTCACCTCCACCACAGCCAAGGCCCAGCCGGTCTGAGAGGTGGCGCCAGTATCGGCTGTCAATGGACCGGCAAAGGCTCCCGACCCGCACTTGGCATACCAAATCGTGAGCCGATGATCCGTTAGATAATTGGTATCGAAAAGCTCCGTCCAGGTTAAGCCATTGCCAACCAAGTTAGGCTGGTCGGGGGTGGCAGCTTTCGTGTTGATGACGATGGCGATCAGTTCAGTGCCGATCTGTGGCGTATAAGAGCCGGTCGCTTCGCTGGTATCGTTGGCAGTGTTGGCCGATGAGCCTAGCGCACGAACGGACAGGCCGACCGTAGCCTGTTGGCCGCAACAGCCCAAACAACTTAAGAGTAATAATAGCCACTTCATCAGTTTGCCCCTATCCCCTCTCGCACCAGATAGGATGCGAATATGTTGGTGTTGAACACTTGCTGGAATGTGAACGTAACCACCTGATTGCTGTTAACCAGCACATCGAAATTTCCATTGGTAGATCCTGGAGGCCAATAGATGGTGTTACCAGAGGCGACGGTGCAAAGCAATTGCCATGCATTGGTTGTTCCATTCCCAAGTCTTCCAGAACCGAAAGCATTTAACGTATGTGTGACGCCATCATTACAGTTGGTTAGCTGGAGGACCAAATTGGTTTTGAGTGCGTTACTAAACGTCTGCCACTGAGCCAATTTGAAGTCGATATTGTTGGTCCTAAATGCAACGGCGTTGGAGTGGAGAAGGGGAACGGATATGTTATAAAGACCATTGG